TAGGGGGTGTGGCCCGCAATCAATCGCCTGACAAAGGCAGTTGTGCGGCCCTAAGTAACTCTTAGAGTAATACTCAGGGTGAGCCGAGTTCTAACTGATTAGGTTAAAACCCTTCTTAGACTAGTGCAATTTTTGTATTGTAAAATATGAAAAGTTTGGCTGGTAGACCGGTTCCAAATAAAAGTTCGAGATAGAAAGATAGTATTAAAATATAAATTTTGATGCTGTTATAGCGTGTAAAGTATTTTCTCTTATTAATAAATTAAAATAAAGGTAAAACCTATATTTTTTCTTTATTAAAACGATAAACCACGTTACCGTTATGATCTACGAGGATTGGAAACCCTCCTATGTCTTTAATCTCGTCCAAAATATACGTTAGTTCATCTAACGGGAAACCCTTAGGAATAGTATAGGTTCTTTTTTCAAAGTCTATACTTCCTATTACTTTTATGGTTTCAAAAGTAGTACGTTCTACTAAGTTATCACCACTTACGTCGACACTTTTTAAGGAGTCGAAAAAGAAGTTTTCAATTATCTTCGATTGAAGACAATAGTTAACTATAGAGTTACGTACGAAATTTGGACCATAAACAGGTAATAGGTCTTCGCCAAACGTAAGTTTGTCACGAATTTCCTGTGCTTGAATTAGGGTCTGGATGTTTATCAAAGCATTCGGATGAATTACTTTTCCTTTGCCTAATACAAGTTCTGGGTGAACCTCTTTTAGATGTTCCAATAAGGACTTATAAAAGTCCCCTTTGGGATCCATAAAGTTACGTTTCGTTTTAAATTTTAGTAACGAGCGTATACCTAATGGTACTTTCGTAATATTTTGAATTGTTTCATTCATTAAAGTAGCTAGACGGATGTGACCCGATATAAATTTAGATACAAGGTATAAGTTACTGAGATTTTCATCCAGTTCATATACTTTTCCATTTATGCTCAAAGAGCTATGTGGAATGTATCCATTTCTATAAAGGTATTCCTTATCTATATTGAAAAGCCTATCGCGTACTTTTTTAAGGTATTTGTTAGACGTATCAGATAATTTAAGGTAATTAGCTATTATCGACTGCTCTGCATTTAAAAAATAAAAAACAGAATGCACTTTCGATAAATAACTATCACGATCCCTCTTTCCTATATTATATAATGAAACTAGAGAGCTTGCAGGAATGTTAATTCCGCGCTTTTCAGCGCAGATAACTAATGCCGGAACATTTCTCCAATCTTTGGAGTTATTAATAACGCGGCCTGAGAGTCGGCTTACGTCGACCTCATTCCATGCAACCCTGGAAACGAACTCTACAAAACGGCCCTTAATAGTAGGGGATTTTCCCTTATTATTAAGAGGTAAATAAATTCTCGCGAAAGCGGAAGGTATTACCTGATTGTAGTCGAGACAATATAAATCATCTCCAACTACACCGGACCATTCTTCACGGAACTCACCTTTATAGGCTTGCTCCAATGTGAAGTTGATGTAAAGTATATAAGAAAGTGTGGCAATTGCCATACTTCCTCTCGTTCCCATGCCTTGCCCTTGAGCATAGTAGACAATTTTGTCTCCTAGACTCCAAGGACACTCTACTACGAGGCTTTTCCAAGCCTCGCATGAATCTTTACCAAAAAGTTCTTCGAATACTATAAATTGAATATCACGGTGAAACCGATCAGTCCAATCTGAAATATCATACGAGTATAAACCCATAGGATACTTCAGTTTATATTTATTCGAAAGCGCAACAGCTTTAGCAAAACCTCTATCATGACTCGAAAGAGCCACTGTAGGGTAAAACTTTTCGAATATAGAGTAAATTACTCCTTCGAAAGGTGCTAAAACTGTTTGTGTCCAATAATCTGAAATTGCTACTTCCCGCATTTTTAAGTCGGGAGCAGTAATTGGAACTATTTTTCTCAATTTAGTTCCTTTTATGATAGCTTTAAAGCTTTTCATAATATCAGTATTTAGGAAACTTTCCATGTAGCCTGTAAAGGCTACACCATTGGTAAATTTTTCAGCTAATAACTTTATATGAAGGTACGTATTTTCATACGATTTATCCATTATATAAAGTAATTCGCGTAGAGCGGAAGCCAATCTCTTTTTAGAGTTTGGCCCGTTGCTGTTATTATTAATACCAAATTTTAGTGTTATGTCCAGCATTAGAGATTTAACATAATCATACACACACTTCTCTTTAAATTCATTTTGCACATAAGTGCGAAATTCATTTAAAAGTGTCGGATCAATTTGCTGCATAGGAGCTGTTATGGAAGGGTTATCCCTTTCATACATCTCTTCCAATACTCTAGTCATGTAAAGCAAAGTATTTAAAGCGGCGTAAGCCGCTGGCTCTTCGCTGGCTTTTAAAACCAGTGGAGCGATAGGAAGCCAATCATCAAGATAGTCAAGACCTTTTAGGTTATGGCTACTTGTGAAAAGCGGATGCTCTTTCGAGACATCTTTTCCTTCGATCAGCCCAAATATATACTGCCTACATGATTTGTATTTTGTAGCAGCCATGGCAAAACCATGGTTCCGAACAAGACGTGTTATGTACTTTTTCTGATAATTTACCATATCCACATATGTGGGTATAGAAATATCAGGGTATATGCAATTTAGGACATATGGGAGATTTTCAAACTTATGTTTGAATTCCCATGTAAGGTGTCTAGGTGGCTTTCTTACTTTTGAGCTAAGGGTTTTACCCTTTTGCCCTCTAGTGTTAGCCTTTCCTTTAACCTTAGTAGTTTTACCATTAAGAGAAAAGTTTAGAGACCTTATGGCCGCTAATTTTCCTTTTTCGCTAAGATCAGAATCTAAAATAGCTTTTAAGCTATCTAAGTTCGAAATTTTAGTCGGTTTAAGACTACCAGTCTTTTCGCTTTTAACAATAGTTAACTGTCGATTAACGATTGCATTTTGCCTAAGGGTAAAATTGTTATTTAACATTTTTTCTCCTTATAAAAGTAGCAAAATAATAACAAAGTTCCTACTTAGTAGGAGCTCTGGTTGGTAATAAGACGTAAGTCTTACTACCATCTCTACAGATATTTCAGTCTGTACCAACTATCATTAACTTAAAAAGTTAGTAATAGTCTGGACTCTTGCCTTCAAAAGCAACTGTAACGCAGATAGGGATACTCTAAAGAGTATTTATTGCATGATGTTACTTTACGCTGCAATTGAAAGATTGTCGGGGATTAACAATGATTGTCTCAAAAGACCCTTATGGGTTTTGAGCTCTCGCCACGGTATAGCATCCAGCTTGCCAAAGGTGTG